CTTGAGAAAGCGGCCGGCCGAACTCTTGAGCGCCTGCGCCGCCGGCGTGGCCGGGCAGTTGAGATTGACTGGCGTGGCCGCACCCGTCGAGCTGCCGCGATACTGAACGCCGACGTCGCCGATGGCGTTTGTCCCCGCCGCAACCGAACCAGTGCCGATGTTGGCGGTGACCGTGCCAGACACAGGTTGAGTCGGACCCGCAACGGTCAGCGCGACTGGAATCGGCGTGCTGGCGCCCATCTGCCGCGCGCCGGCCAGGTACACCGGCAGGTTGACCGTGTCTTCGACGGAGACAAACCCCAGGGTCCAGTTTGTGTTGCTGGCCGGGTTGGTCGTGCCGTTGAAGCACCACAAATACACGTACAGCTCGACTTCTTGGTCTGGGATGTTCGCCCATCTGTGCGCGCGATTCGTGACCGCTGGCGCCGTGGCTGACGCGATTAGAGCATCTTGGAAATAGATGCTCCGACCGTCGACCTGCGTCTGCGCCATGTGTCCGGCCGATGCGGTCGTATTGATCGTCGCGCTGGTGTCGCCCGATGCGTACCCGTAGCGCTGCGCGTCAACCGACGCGGCCGTCGCAGTGGTGCCCGTGTAGAGCCATCGGATATAACTCCAACCGAAAAGATCAACCGTACACGATCCCGACGCGGGCCAGCCAGCCACTGTGAAGTTGATCGTGTCAACGTTGGGAATTGAGGCAATCGCGTAGCGCCCGGGAACACCGTTTGCGCCAGTGATCGCACCCACGAACATTGACTGGCCCACGTTGTCGGCAGTCAGTCCGTGCGCGGTCACGGTGACGCTGATGCTTGTGGCGCTGTTGATCGTGCATGACGCGCCCTCGGCGAACATGTCCGCCAGCAGCACCGCGAAGTTGGTGTTGGCAATGCGCTGCGAGGCAATCAACTGATGCCGGTGGATGAGCGCCCCATTGAATGAGCGATCAGAGCGCGCGAGGAATTCGGAGTTAGCTGTCGTGCCGCCGCCGACGACCAGATTGCCGTTCGACTGCGTGACGGTTATGCCCGTGCCAAGACGGCGCTGGGTCATGCCGGGCGCATTAAGCCCCGCTGCGCTGGCGCGCGTGAAAGACACGCTCCACGTGTCCTGTGGCGTGTTACGCACCACAAGCCCAGCCGTACCGGCATCGGCATTGATCGCCAGTACACGCGCGTGCACAGTGCTGTCGGCCAGGCCGTCGCTGAGCTTATAACGCTGGTAGTGCGCGTTGTTCGGAGCCGTGCCGATTTCGTCGGTAGCGACCGGCTCGCCGCTGCCCGGCAGAATAACGTTGTCGGCCATGTTAGTTCTGGATCCGCAGCGTGGAGGCGTTCAGCGTGAACGTGGCCGCAGTGCTGCTCACGTCGCTGCCAAAGTCGTTGACCATGATCAGTTCGTCTGCCGTAGCCGCGCCGCCTCTTCGTTTGTAGTACACAGCTTTTCGTGCAGTGATCGTGCTAGAAGCCCAGCTTGCACTTCCCAAGCTCACGTCTAGGCGATCATTCGCCGTGTCCTTAGTCACGGTGACGGTGACGGATTGACCTCCCGCCGTGTAGCCGGTGCCGGTGACTTCGTTTGTCACGTCGGACCGCTTTAGGTGCGTGTCCTTGTTCTCGGCATAGGCCGACGTGGTCAGCATGACCCAGAAGGTGTCGGTGTCGAGATCAATGGCGCCACGCGCTAGATCCTCGAAGAAGCTGGTGTAGATCAAGCTGGCCATGGTCTACCTCGAAAAGCGGCCGACAATGCGCGGGCCGCGACGTGATGCGGGTGGTGCAGGCGCTGCCTCGGTGGCGGGCGGCGCGGCTTCAGTCGACTCGAACAGCGTGGGCTGCAGCATCTGCTCGAGCTGGGCCCAGTGGCGATCTGTGTAGCGGTGCAGGTCGGCCGCGTGGGCGGCGAACACTGCATAGACGCTGCAATCAAGCGCCTCATTACGCTGGCGGCGCTTGACCCAGCGGTAGGACGTGCCGCGCGCGGTCTTGAGCGGCACGCGGTGCTCAGCGGTCAGCTGGGCGTAGAACTCGTCATCCAGCTCTTGTGCGAAGTGCACATAGCCGGGGCCAGGCGCCTCGACCTGCAGGCGCCCGTGCAGCAGGTCTTTGGCGGTGTCCACACCAACCAGCCACAGGCGCACGCCGCGCTTGATGACCTGGCCGCGGTGGTTGATGTCTTGCAGGCTGCTGCGGCCCTTGACCGGCTTACCTTCAGCGCTGTCGCCCTTCACGGCATGACAGCGCAGGCGCGGATGCCTCCGCACGAAGGCATAAGCTTGGTGCGTGTAGTGCCCGCCGGTATCGACGGCCGAGGCATGGATCCGCAGGCGGCCCCCGCCGGCATGCGCGAAGCTTTGCTCCAGATAGGGCAGCAGCTTGCTGTCCCATTCGCCGTCAATGGCAGGGTTGCCGTGCAGCACGGTGTGGTCGATGACCCAGCCCTCTTCGCCACGGCCCCAGCCCCAGGCGGTGATCTCCCAGCGGTCGAGCTGCACGTCGATGCCGGCGGTGACCACCAGCACGCCGCGCGGGCAGGTGCGCATCTCATACGGCTCGGCGCGTTTCTTGAGCGCGTGCTGGTCTGTCTTTTCTACGTCTTCTTCCCAGGACTCGCCCAGGGTGGTGTTGATGAAGGTCTTGAGCTCGCTCTTGTCGCCTGACGCGGCCTTGGCCTTGGCTGCCAGAAACTCGCGCACGATCTGCGACCAGGTGGTCTGCGGTGAGTACGCGGTCCAGATGTGAAAGCCCACGCTCAGCGGCGTGGCGACCTTGCTCCCATCGGCGGCGCGGAAGCTGCCGTCGGTGTCGATGTACAAACCGTCTGCGGTCTTGAAGCGCCCCTGCCAGTTGCGCAGGTAGTCTGACTGCCCAAACAATGCGCCGCAGCTGCCGCACAGGTGCTGCACGGTCTCGGGGTCGTTGTCGACCCACTTGAAGCCGTAGGCCTTGTCCCGGCCGCCCCACCGCAGCGGCTGCTCGTCATTGCAGTGCGGGCAGCGGATGTGAAACGTGAAGCGCGCAACGGCCTGCTCTTCGCGCGACTCGATCAGCGACAGGCCCTTGACCTTGGGCGTGCTTCCGCCCACCAGCTTTGGGAACGTCGCACCTTCCAGCCGCTTGCGCGCCAGGGCGACCGGCGAGCCTTCGCCCTCAACATCAAGGTCAAAACCGTCGAGCTCGTCCAGGTGCACCACGTCGACCGTGAGGCGGCGGAAATTCTTGGCCGCCTTGGCGCCACGGATATGCAGCACGCAGCCCAGGAACTTCTTGGCCTTGAGCGTGTTTTCCTTGTCGCGCGTGCGGTCGCCCTTGAACACGCTGCCAATGACCGCGACATCGCGCAGCATCGGCTCCAGCTCGGTCTTGACGTATTCGTCGGCGTCGTCTTCGGTGGGCTGGTAGACCACCTGGTTACGCCGCTTGTGCTCGGCGAAGTAGGCCTGCGCCGCCAAGATCATCTTGGTGTAGCCGACGCGGGCGCTCTTGCGCAGCCACACCTCTTGAATGGCATCGTTGCTGATGCAATCCATGATCGGCCGCTGGAACGGGTAGCAGGTCCAGCGCTGCTCGACGTAGCTCGATTCCGCCGACAGGTAGAAGTGCTGCTCGGCCCACTGCGGCAGTGCGACGGGCATGGGCACCGCAATCGTCCGGCTCCCACGCTTCAGCGCCACGCGGATCGCTTCACGCGCCTCGGTGAGGCAGGATAGGTCGGCCAGGTTCATGCAGTTACCGTGTTGGTGCTGTCCTCTCCCTCGGTGTCGATCGCGCCATCATCTTCGAGCACCGCAGCGGCTGCGATGTTGCGCAGGCCAGCGATCTCACGCTCCACCAGGCTGATGTCTTCCGTGCTCATCACTGCCGAGCTGCGCCGCAGCTTGACGGGCAACGCCTCGAGCGTGCGCGCCATCTGCCGCGCAGCGCGCGCGAGCGCTTCTTCCAGCAGTGCCACCGGTGCGTACTCCCGGCGCATTACTGCGTTTTTCATTTCGACGTTCTCGGCCTGCGCCCGAGCCAGCCTGGCGCGCTCTTCCGACAGCTCGCCCACGCGACCAGCCGCCGCCGCAGACAGGCGCCGATAAACCGCGCGCACCGCATCCGCCAAACTCACGCAGCCATCAAAGACGCCCTCAGAGGCCCACTCGCTGACGGTTTTCTCGGACACGCCGAGCAGCTCGGCAACGTCGACTTGCCTGAATTTGTCCTGTAGAGAGGCTGACACTTACCCCCCTATGTGCATTTCGTGAGTGGGCAGATTCCGGGGTCCGAATTACCCGCGATCCAGCAGCCTAAGAAGGACCCGTTGAATCAATGACTTACGCGCGGAAACTGGAGCGGAACAAAGCTGACTATCTAGCTGTGCGCAATGCAACTGCATACGCTTTATCGAATTCGCGCTGAAAGTAGCGGTTAGTCGTTTCGTCGGCCACCTTGCCCAGCCTCAGCCGCTGCCTGTACTTGGGCTTTCCCTGAACGATCAGCAGCACTAGGCGCGTACCCCAACCAAAGCCAGTTTTCACTCGCTGGTAGATGCCCCTGGGCAGTGGGTTGCCGGTCGACTTTCCGCGCGACACGAAGTACGTGCCAGCACGTTGCACCGTGCGCTTGCTGCGCTTGCTGTTGCTGGCATTGCTGTCGTAGCCCAGCCCGCCAGCGGCCTTGGCCTGCGAGAGGATGGAGCGAATCACGCCAACCGGCACGTTGCCATTGCCATCTAGCGCCAGATCCTTGGCAGGCACGGTGAACTCGTTGGAGCGCAGCCAGCCAACCTGAATAAGCCGCGTTTCGTAGGCCTTGCGCCCACGTGGCCCACCAAATACTTGCGGGAATAGGAAGTTGCTGTCCTTTCCCTGGGGCAGGCCTCGACGATCCTTCAGCCAGACCTGTGCTACCAGGCGCTGCTTCGTGGCCGGCACGACGCGGGTGGCGTTGATGGCCCACCTAGTGGGCCGGTCGAACACCCGGACCATTTCCGCTTTG